GTGTCTGATGTGGCTCCGAAGATTCATGTTGATGGCACGATTGAGGTGAATAATTGGAATGAGTTGATCGCGATTTGGACTGTTGATGGGGTTGAAGCCGTTACTTCGTCTAATGGGCAAAGGTATCGTCGCGTTAATAATGCTTGGCTGTCGTTGACTGATATCCAGTTGAGTCCGGGACAGTGGGCGAAGGATTGGACTGTCTGGTATAAGTGTTCGATGTCCGGTAATATCGTTAGCCTTGCTGTCAAGGCGACGAGAGGGCCTGAATGGGTGGCGACCGCGTGGTCGAAGAGTCAGATTCTCACGTTCCCGGATTATGTGAAGCCGAAGGTGACCGATTTAAACGTTCCTGGGGCCGGTGTTGAATATAGTGGTTTCCAGCTGGATGGGACGGGCTTGTATGTGAGGCCTTTCAGGGATATCACGTATGCGAAGGGTGCGTGGGTCAGTGCGACCATGTCGTGGTCTGTCTGATGTGATTGTCGTGGTCTGGCTGATATGAGGAAGCCCCGGTTGTGTGCCGGGGCTTTTTCGTATCTCGTGTGGGGTTAGAGTGGGCAGATTCGGTCGCGGAGTTCGTCGGGGAGGCTTGGTTTGGGGTGGCGTGTGAGGAATTCCTTGTCTTCGATGATTTCGCAGAATTGGGCGAGCCAGTGGCCTAGTTTGCGGATGTAGCCGGTTTCGAGGTCGTTGATGTGTTGGAGTTCGTCGCGGCTTTCGATGAGTTTGTCTATTTTCTGGTCTTGGGCGTCGATTTGTTTTTTGAGTTCGCCTTGGGCTTCGACGAGGTGTTGGTAGGCGGCGGTGAGGTTGTTGCGTCGTGTGGTGGTGTATGTGATGGCTCCGCCTAGTGCGATGCCGAGTAGTCCGAAGAGTGGTGATATTAGTTCGTTCATGAAACTAAGTCTATCTTATGTGGTTTTGATATGCTGGTTGTATGGGTCAGGAATCCATCGAAAATATTGTGTTGTTCCTCTTGTCGGCGTTTCTCGTGGGGATCATGGTGGCGGCGGGTTTCCTGCTTGTTACCGGGATTCCGGCTTTCGCCCGTTTTCTTTTCATTGTATGGTATGTTTTGATTGTCTGAAAGGAGACAAAATGTCATATGAATATATTACGAAGTATGATAGTCCGAATTATACGAGTGGTCGCCCGTATGGCATTAAGGCCATCGTGATTCACTGGTGGGGTGACCCGAATACGCATCCGACGTTCGAGGGAGTCATCAATACCCTATGTAGCCCGTCTCGTGGCGCTTCAGCGCATTACGTGGTCGAATCCGGTCGCGTGGCTTGTATCGTGGATCCGGACGATCGTGCGTGGCATGCCGGTGACGGCGTGGGCGTTCACTCCAAGGGTAATGACATGGGTATCGGTATCGAATGCAATCCCCGCCAGTCCGATGGTGATTATCTGACGGTCGCTCAGTTGATCCGTGACTTGCGTGCCGAATATGGTGATCTGCCGTTGATTCGGCATCGCGACTGTTATAACACGCAGTGTCCGGGCTCGTATGATTTGGATCGTTTGGATCGTCTGGCACGTGGTTTGGTGGCTCCGTCGAATCCGGTGCCTCACCAGCCGGCCACGTCCAATGTGCCGAAGCTTGCGGTGGATGGGTCTTGGGGTCCGGCGACGATGCGTAGGGCTCAGGAGGTTGCCGGCACTACGGTTGATGGTGTCATGTCCGGTCAGATTCGTTGTATCGAGAATCAGAACATCGCCTGTTTGGAGGAGGGGACTTCGGGCAGTGATTGGGTGGAATGGATGTCTCACCGTTTCGGGATTACGGATAGGCCGCGTAATGCCGGGCCTGAGTTCATTCGCCGGTTCCTCATGGAGATGAACGGGTATGCTGGTGATGGGATGGTCGGACGGGCTCCGTCTCCGGCTGTCATGGAATTCCAGAAGAG